AGCCTGATGAACCGCAATACTTCCGCAGCGCACGCCGTGCTGCTTATTACTAAGGAAACCAAATGGAAAAACTCGACGCGCAAACACTAGAGTTGCTTCTTCGAGCAGGCGCGGCCCGTTCGGGGATGCGGGAGCTTCCTATAAAAGGCTTGCCAGCCAACACGGCGGGGATCGCGGACCTTGTTCCTTACGAAAGCGCAGATCTTCGTGGGGCTAATACGCAAGGTTTTGTAGTGTCTGATCCCCGTTTGTCTCAGACCGAGCGCAATCGGGGCGCTGTAGGCGCTATGTTTGTGGCTCCCAATTCAAAACCAGAGGTGTTTGCGCATGAAGCAGAGCATCTTATGGCTAAAAAACAGCTAGGACACCCATCTGCCATTAACGAAAAGTTTGATGAGCTTATTAAAGATCCAAAAGCTCGGGGTGCGTTTGTGTTGGCCGCAATGGATGCAGCGCCATACCTAAAAGAAAAGTACGGCATTTCAAACGCATACTTTGATCCTAAACTGCTTAAAAGTAATCCAGCACCTGTCGTGTTGTACGAGCAGTTAGCGTCCCTTGCGGCCGCAGAACAGACGCTCGGCATAGACTTGACCAAAGACCCTCAGTTGCGCAAAACGCTGTTCAAAGATCCCGCAGTGCGTGAGACCTATAGTGCGGTCACAGGCTTGCGGCAAACTCGGCTAGACCCGCGAGACATCGCGCCCTACACCCGCATACCGGAGCCAAAAGCAGAGTCGCTGCTTGATAAGGCCCGCAAATCCCTGCGCATGGCGCAAGGCGGCGAAGCAAAGCTCATTTAAGGAAACAAAATGGCAACGAACATCGACCAAGCCCTCACTCCGCTCGACATGGGCGGTATGACCGCAGAACCAGCCATCGAGATTGAAATTGAGAATCCTGACTCCGTCAGCATCGGAATCGATGGAGTCGAGATCGAACTGACGCCTGAACCCAAGACTGCTGACGATTTCGATGCGAACTTGGCAGAGTTCATGGACGAGGGCGAGCTTCAGTCGCTTGCCTCAGAACTCGTCGCCTTGGTAGACGCAGACATCAACAGTCGCAAAGACTGGACAGAAATGTTCGTCAAGGGGCTGGAAGTCCTGGGAATGAAGTACGAAGAGCGCACCGAGCCGTGGAACGGCGCGTGTGGCGTGTACAGCCCGCTCCTGACCGAAGCAGCGATCCGGTTCCAAAGCGAGATGATCACGGAAACCTTCCCTGCCCAGGGGCCGGTGAAAACGCAGATCGTCGGTGCCATCGACCGCCTCAAGGAAGAAGCCGCAGACCGTGTCCGTGAGGACATGAACTACACGCTGACCGAGAGGATGATCGACTACCGCTCAGAGCACGAGCGCATGCTCTACAGCCTGGGCCTGTCAGGTGCAGCGTTCAAGAAGATCTACCCCAACCCGAGCACTGAACTGCCCGCTGCTCCGTTCGTACCGGCTGAAGATCTGATCATGCCCTACGGGGCGAGCAATATTTACACCGCTGAGCGCGTCACCCATGTGATGCGCAAGACGGAAAACGAGCTGAAGAAACTGCAAGTCGCAGGGTTTTACCGGGAGTTGGATCTGGGTGAGCCCACGCGCATCCTGACGGACATTGAGAAGAAGAAAGCCGAGGAGCAAGGCTACAGTCTGACCGATGATGATCGGTTCCAGATTCTTGAGATTCATGCCGACGTAGATCTGCCAGGGTATGAGGATGAAGTACCTCTACCTTACGTGGTCACAATTGAACGCGGCACGCAACAGGTGCTTGCTATTCGGCGTAACTGGGAAGAATCGGACTCCAAGAAACTCAAGCGACAACACTTTGTCCAATACACCTATATCCCCGGCTTTGGTGCATACGGCCTGGGATACATCCACATCATTGGCGGCTACGCCCGAGCAGGCACTTCCATCATCCGCCAACTCGTTGACGCGGGCACTCTGGCGAATCTGCCCGGTGGTCTGAAGAGCCGTGGTTTGCGGATCAAGGGTGATGACACGCCCATTGCCCCTGGCGAGTTCCGTGACGTAGATGTGCCCTCCGGCACCGTGCGTGACAACCTCATGCCCCTGCCGTACAAGGAGCCCAGCCAAGTGCTGGCGGCTCTGCTGGAGCGCATCACCGAGGAAGGCCGCAGGCTTGCTGCCATCGCTGATCTGAAGGTCTCGGACATGAGCGCCCAGGCCCCCGTGGGCACCACGCTGGCTATCCTTGAGCGACAACTCAAGACTATGTCGGCTGTACAAGCTCGTGTACACGCCTCGCTGCGCATGGAGTTCAAACTCCTGAAGAACATAATCAGGGACTTTCTGCCTCCTGATTATGCGTATACCCCCGAGGGTGGCGACCGGTCGGTCAAGCAGGCCGACTATGATGTGGTTGAGGTGATCCCGGTCAGTGATCCAAACGCAGCCACGATGGCGCAGCGGATCATGCAGTACCAAGCTGCACTTCAATTGGCCCAAGGCGCTCCGCAAATTTATGACCTGCCCCAACTCCACCGGCAGATGCTGGAGGTGCTGGGTATTCGGAACGCGGAAAAACTTGTTGCTATCCCTGAGGATCAGAAGCCGCAAGATCCCGTGACTGAGAACATGAATGTGCTGCGTGGCAAGCCGATCAAGGCGTTTGCATACCAAGATCACGAGGCGCATCTGATGACCCATCAGGCGTTCATGCAGGACCCGAAGATTGCCGCTACGCTGGGCCAGAACCCGATGGCGCAACAGATGATGGCCGCGCTTATGGCCCACATTGCCGAGCATGCTGCGTTTGCGTACAGGGCGCAGGTCGAAATGTCTCTCGGGGTTCCGCTGCCTACGTTGGATGAGGAAGACAACGCTCCTATCGCCCCCGAGGACGAAAAAGCGTTGGCCCCGTTGATTGCCGCTGCGGCGCAGCGCACGATGGTGCAGAACCAAGCGATGGCTGCACAGATGCAGGCCCAGCAGCAGGCGATGGACCCCACCCTCCAGATGCAGCAGGCAGAACTCCAACTCAAGGCTGAAGAGTTGAAGCGTAAGGAAGCAGACAGCCTCCGAGACTTCCAGATTGCGCAGGGTAAGTTGCAAATTGAGCAGGCCCGCCTCGCCTTGGAAGCGCAGCGTAAGCAGGGCGAAGACCCTCGGATGAAGGCCGCGATGATGCAGCAGGATATGACGCATAAAGAGCAAATGCACCAACAAAAGTTGAGGCAACAGATTCAAGCCGATGCGATCAAAACTCGGCAGCAAATGATGCGTCAACAACCCAAACAGTAAGGAGTGAATATGGCGGCTACTGCGTTTGACGTAGTCATTAAGGAACTTGAGGAGCGCCGGGAATCCATCGCCCAGGCCCTTCTCTCAGGCTCAGCAAAGGATTTTGCTGAGTACAAAGACTTGTGTGGTGAGATCCGAGGTCTATCACGCGCACATGCTTTTATCACTGACCTCGTGCGAAAGATGGAAAGAAACGAAGATGAGTGAACTATTCCTGAGTGATGGTGTAAACACCACGGTATTGCCAAATACTGACGAAGAAAAGGCCCGACAGGTGCCTGATCCGGTGACTTATCACCTGCTGTGCATGCTGCCCAAGGCAGAAGAAGAGTATGAGAGCGGCTTGATCAAAGCGGGCCAGACCATGCACTTCGAAGAGGTGATGAGCCCGGTGCTGTTTGTTGCCAAGATGGGTCCAGATGCGTTCAAAGACCCGTTGCGTTTCCCGTCAGGACCGTCCTGCAAAGTCGGAGACTTCATCCTTGTGCGCCCAAACACGGGTACGCGGTTGAAGATTCACGGCACCGAGTGGCGGATCATCAACGACGACAGCGTTGAAGCTGTTGTCCAAGATCCTCGCGGCATCAAGCGCAACTAAGGAGTAGTTCATGGAAGCATTTAAGTTCCCGCACGAACGGGAAGAGGAAAAGGCCGCTGAGCTTCAAGTTGAGGTTGAAGGGGACGCGGCACCTGAGATTGAGGTTGTTGACGACACCCCGGAACCGGACCGTGGCCGTGCCCCGATGAAGGAACCCCCTGCGGAGGTAACTGACGATGAACTTGCGCAGTATTCCGAAGGTGTTAAGAAGCGCATTCAGCACTTCTCAAAGGGATATCACGAGGAAAGGCGGGCCAAAGAAGCTGCCCTCCGCGAAAGAGAAGAGGCTCTACGCCTTGCTCAAACTCTCGTGGAAGAGAACAAAAAGCTCCAAGGGAGCTTGGGCCAGGGGCAGCAGGCGCTTCTTGAGCAAGCCAAGAAAGTGGTTGCCAACGAAGTAGATCAAGCCAAGGCCAAGCTCAAGGCTGCGCACGAGGCGTTTGACACAGACGCGATTGTCGAGGCTCAGGAAGAGCTTGCTACGGCAAAAATCAAAGCAGATCGGGTAAACAATTTCAGGCCCCCTGTTGCAAAACTTGAAGAACCTGTGGTAAAACCCGCTCCAAGCGAAACCCCGCAGGTTCAGATTGATCCCAAAGCGCTTGCGTGGCAGGAAGCCAATCCGTGGTTTGTGAACAATCGGAAGATGCGGGCGGTAGCGCTTGAAATTGACAGAGAACTTGTAGAAAGTGGACTGGACCCAGCGAGTGACGAGTATTACCAGCGCGTCGATTCCGAAATGCGCCAGATCTTCCCGAGTGCGTTCCCCTCTGAGAAGCCGGTAAAGAAGTCATCTGTTGTAGCACCCGCCACACGCAGCACAGCGCCCAAGAAAATCGTGCTGACCCAATCACAAGTTGCTATCGCCAAGCGGCTCGGACTGACCAATGAGCAGTACGCCCGTGCGGTTGCGGAAGAAATGAGGAAACAAAATGGCTGAGAATCGACTTTCACGCGAACTGGACACCCGTGCAAAGGCCGAGAGGCCCAAGCAATGGATGCCGCCCCAACTGCTGCCTGATCCGACCCCGGAAGAAGGCTACGTTTACCGTTGGATTCGCATCAGCACTCTCGGGTCCAACGACCCGATCAATGTCTCCTCAAAGCTCCGCGAAGGCTGGGAGCCTGTGAAAGCCAGCGCACATCCTGAGATTCAACTGATGGGTACGGGTTCAGGCCGGTTCCCAGACAGCATTGAGATCGGTGGCCTGATGCTTTGCAAAACGCCCAAGGAGTTCACTGAGCAGCGTAATCAGTTCTATCAGCGTCAAGCTGATGGCAATATGCAGGCGGTGGACAACAACTTCATGCGCGAGAGCGATCCTCGTATGCCGATGTTCAAGGAACGTCGCAGCGAAGTTTCGTTCGGACGCGGTTCGTAATTCAAGGAGTCTTAAATGGCTTACCC